AGAGAGGAAACTATACCAATCCTGCCACATCCTACACAAACAGGGACGATATTACATTGTGCATTTCAAGGAGCTATTTGCCCTTGATGGAAAGAGAACTAACATATCGACAAATGATTTGTCTCGTAGAAACACAATCGCAAATCTATTACAGGATTGGGGGTTGATTCAAATAATGAGTGAAAGCTCTCATGAGGCAGCACCACTAAGTCAAATAAAAATCCTTACATACAAAGAGAAGAATGAATGGTTGCTGGAGACAAAATACAACATTGGAAAGAAAAGAGAGACTTGACAAATAACTACAAAGGTGATATAATTTTATAATGGAATTCTATACAAATGTGATTCAGCGTGGCAACTCTCTTCTGGTGAGAGGTGTCGAGGATGGTCGGCGGGTATCCAAGCGGGTAAACTACAGACCTACACTATTCGATTTAAAAACTGAGGAGTATACAGGATACAAGACGCTTGATGGTCAGAATGTTCTTCCTCGTAAATTCGACTCCATAAAGGAAGCAAAAGCATGGGTTGAACAGAGAGCAAATCAAGAGATTGTGTTCGGTAATACACAGTATCCTTATTGCTATATCAGTGATGAGTATCCTGATGATGTGCCTTGGGACAAGGATCAAATCCTTATCGTGACCATTGACATTGAGGTGGAGTGCGAGAACGGTTTTCCTGATCCAACGGATGCCGCAGAACCACTACTGTCAATCACGATGAAGAACCACCAGAGCAAGAAGATTGTTGTCTGGGGTCTGCATGAGTTTCAAAACATCCGTGAGGATGTAGACTATCGCTTGTGTAGAGATGAGGATGACTTGCTCATTAAGTTTCTTGACGAATGGCGCATGATATATCCAGACATTGTGACTGGTTGGAACACAGAGTTTTTTGACATTCCCTACATCTGTAATCGTATCAAGAACCTATTCGGTGAAGACTTTATGAATAAGTTATCACCTTGGAACAATGTGTTTGCCAAGGAAGTGTATCAGATGGGCCGCAAGCGGCAAGTGTATGATATACAAGGTGTGTCTGCACTAGACTTCTTTGACCTGTATCGCAAGTTCACATATACAAACCAAGAACGATACACGCTGGACCATATTGCGTTTGTAGAACTGGGTGAGCGGAAGGATGGCAATCCCTTTGACACATTTCGAGAGTGGTATCAGAAAGACTATCAGTCGTTCATTGAATACAACATTCAAGACGTGGAGATTGTGGATAAGCTAGAAGACAAGATGCGGCTCATTGAGTTGTGCTTGACTATGGCATATGACGGTAAGGTAAACTTTACGGATGTTCTGGGTCAAGTACGTTACTGGGACAACATGATATACAATCACCTACGCAAAAAGGATATTGTGATACCGCAAAAGAAGGATCATAAGAAGATAGAAAAGTTTGAGGGTGCTTATGTGAAAGACCCTCAAGTGGGTATGCACAAATGGGTTATGTCCTTTGACTTGAACTCGCTGTATCCACACCTTATCATGCAGTATAACATCTCACCAGAAACCCTAATGCGTAGCGGTGAAGTGAAAGAAGGAATGGTGGATGGCATTCTTGCTGAGAAAATCAGAAATGATACAGAGTATTGTATGACTCCAAACGGTGCGTTTTTTCGTAAGGATGTCAAAGGATTTTTACCAGAAATAATGGAGAATGTATATAATGATCGTGTCAAATATAAGAAACTTATGCTCGAAGCTAAACAAGAGTATGAAGACACTGGCGACACCGCTTTACTCAAGAAGATATCTCGATACGATAACATCCAAATGGCGAAGAAGATTTCTCTTAATTCCGCTTACGGTGCAATTGGTAATAATTGGTTTAGGTATTACGATCTGTTGGTTGCTACAGCAATTACAACAGCTGGTCAGTTATCTATACGATGGATTGAAAAGAGTCTTAACATTTATCTCAACAAATTGTTGGAAACTAAAGATATGGATTACGTCATTGCTTCTGACACGGATTCTGCCTATATCAGTTTTGACAAACTTGTTACTAAATTGTTTCCGAAGGGAACTCCGACTGAAAAGATTGTCAACTTCTTGGACAAGATTGCAAAAGAGAAGTTGGAACCATTTATTGATAGGTCTTATCAACATCTTGCTGAGGAGATGAATGCATACGAACAGAAGATGCAAATGTCAAGAGAAGCTATTGCTGACAAGGGTATTTGGACTGCTAAGAAACGATATATCCTTAATGTTCATGACATGGAAGGTGTTAGGTTCAAAGAACCATATCTAAAGATCATGGGTATAGAGGCAGTCAAGTCATCTACGCCTGCACCTTGTCGAGAGAAGATTAAACAGGCCTTGAAGATCATGATGAGTGGTGATGAGAAGATGCTAAATAAGTTCATACAAGAGTTTCGGGAAGAGTTTATGAAGTTACCACCAGAGGATATTGCATATCCTAGAAGCTGCAATGGTGTGCAAAAGTTTCGGGGTGATTCACAGTTGTTTGCAAAAGGAGCTCCAATTCATGTTAAGGGAGCAATCCTATACAACCATCTTGTCAATAAACAGAAGTTGCATAACAAGTATCCATTGATACAGGAAGGTGACAAGATACGATTTCTTCATTTGCGGCAACCAAATGTATTTCAGTCTTCTGCCTTTTCTTTTATGACAGAAGTACCAAAGGAACTTGACATTGCTGGTAAAATAGACTATGATATGCAGTATGAAAAAAGTTTTGTAGAACCACTAAAGGTTATAACAGATAAAATGAATTGGTTGCTAGATAGCAGCTATGGTGTCCAAGGTAGTTTAGAGGAGTTTTTTGGATGAGTGATTTTTTGAGAGACATTGCGAAGTTAAATGAATACGGAGGCATTGTCGATGACGGTGTAGAAGCAGGGGATGTTTCTACTTTTATTGATACGGGAAGTTATATTTTCAATGCATTGCTGAGTGGTAGTGTTCATGGGGGATTGCCTGCGAATAAGATTACAGCTATTGCAGGAGAGAGTGCAACAGGTAAGACATTCTTTCTTATGGGTATGGTCAAGAGTTTTCTCGACAGTGATCCAAATGCGGGTGTTATATTCTTTGAGAGTGAAAGTGCAATTACAAAGCAGATGGTGGTTGATCGGGGAATTGATCCAAAACGTATGGTGATGATGCCTGTGACTACTGTGCAGGAGTTTCGCACACAATCTCTCAAGGTGCTTGACAAATACATGGAAACAGATGAATCTGAGCGACAGCCCATGTTTATGTGTCTCGACTCACTTGGTATGTTATCTACTACCAAGGAAGTTGAGGATACTGCTGAAGGTAAAGAGACGAGAGACATGACACGGGCACAGGTTCTCAAAGCAGCGTTCCGAGTTCTGACATTGAAACTAGGAAGGGCCAAAGTGCCGATGGTTTTAACAAATCACACTTATGATGTGGTAGGTTCTATGTTTCCTCAAAAGGAAATGGGTGGTGGCTCTGGACTTAAATACGCCGCATCCTCTATTGTTTATTTGAGTAAGAAGAAAGAGAAAGAAGGTACAGAGGTTGTTGGAAGTATCATTCACTGCAAGAACCACAAGAGTCGATTGACCATAGAAAACAAGATGGTTGATGTTAGACTTATGTATGAGCGTGGATTGGATAGATACTATGGACTGTTAGAGTTGGCTTTGAAATACAAAATATTCAAATCAGTATCAACTCGTATTGAATTGCCAGATGGAACAAAGACTTTTGGTAAGACAATTAATAATGAGCCTGAGAAATATTTCACTCCAGAAATTATGGAACAATTAGACGCTGCGGCCGGAGATGAATTTAAGTATGGATAATTTAGTTAGAGTATATGAAAATGTTTTAGACAAAGATACTTGCATAAAATTGATTGAAAAATTTGAGGCACATACAGAACATCAAGAAAAAATGCAAGATAATAAAATGTCATTTACACAAATAGACTTTCGTAAAAATATGTCAGGATGGAAAATTGAAATGGCAAACCTTATAGATATTTGTTTTCCATATATAACAAAATATAAAGAAGAGTTTGATCCAATTTGGCCAGAACGTCATGCATTTGAGAGTTTTAAAATCAAGCGATATATGCCAGATGGTATTGACGAATTTCCTCGACATGTAGATGTTTCAAGCTACGAGAATGCTAGAAGATTTCTTGTATTCTTTTTGTATTTGAATGATAATGAAGCTGGAGAAACAATGGTAGATAATGTGGTTTCAAAATGCAAACAAGGTAATATGCTAGTATTTCCTCCAATGTGGACACACCCACATAGTGGAGAGAAACCCACAAAGAAACCAAAATATATCGTGGGAAGTTACCTACATTATACATAGTGCTTGACAAACCATTGTAAATACTCTATCGTATAAATAGTTAAAATATTTGTACATATGGAGTCATTGATGAGTTTGCAACCACACATTAGACAGTTGAAGCCGAGAAACGAATCTACTGTAAATCATGTAGGTAAAGTTCAAAAACTATATGAGAGCGCAACTGATGCTGCAAAAGAAATGGAATATGTTCTGGTAGACGCAGCTGGTGGCGATAGTGGTAAAAAAGTATATCCAAAATTAGAACCTTATGCACAGAAAAAGTTTGATTCCGCTTTAGATTTAGGTAAACATATCATTGATGGTATTGGTTTAACTAATAAAGGTGGTTTTATGGCTGCTACTGGAGATATTACTAAGAAAAAATGGTCCGATGGAACACCGCAATGGACAGGTGGTAATAGGACTCCAAAAACTG